ATTACCAACTAAGTGTTTTTCTTCTTTTGTTAAGTTTTCATTCCAATCCTTCACATCACCCTGCATTGGTATTTCAGTATGTAACCAAAATGCTTGCATTTGCTTTAACCAACCTTCATTATAGTAGTCTGGGTATTCAAATGGTTTGTAGGGGATTCTATCCGTAAATAATTTGCTCATCGTTTTTATAAATTTTTATTTGAAGTGTAGATATAACTATCTTGTCGTTTAACAAATTTCTCTTTTTCTTTAGAAAATTTTATATGACTTTTTTTCAGTTATCCCATATTCTCCACATACTTTTTATGTAATAATTTTTTTTCTAAATTTTCACCATTTTTAGAATCTTTTGTAGCAGTCATACCATCAACCGATGCTGCTGCAAACACATCCATAATACCGTGAAAAGTATCAATCTTTGCTGGGAATGTCATCCCATCAGGTCCAAATCTATTTTTAACGATGTGAATTCGACCTGTGTTGGATAGTTTATCCTTTGTTTTTCTACTAACACTCATAATGAAGTCGGCGGTTTGTACTTTCTTATAAGAATCACCAACTGAATCTGCACCAATTACTTCGTGCTCAATTGCTGCTCTATTAGTTTGAGTTGCTGTCCAAATAGGAATACCCATTTCACCACTTAATCCTCTTAACTCCTCATAAATTCCACCCAATTCAGCATATAACCCATCTCTACCACTACCACTTTTTAATAAATCGGCGTAATCGATGATGATTAAATCAGGTGCAAATCCAATTTGTTTTAACTTCTCAATATGAGCTGCAAGAGTTTTAGAAGATGCGAATTGTGGTGGATAGTATTTAATACGAACTCTGCCCGGCGTACTTTTAATCTTTCTGATGATTTCACTCTTTCGTTCTTTATGTTCTGATGTTTGGATTCCAGTCAAAATTGTGGTATATCTTTGTCCTACATAACTTTCGGATAACTCTAATGAGTAATGTAAAACATTTTTACCCTTTTGTAATGCCGAACATGCTATCTTTGATAAGAACCAACTCTTACCAATACCAGATGGTGCCATAACTACTCCCAATTCGCCTGGTCCTAATCCACCATCCATTAATTCATCGATAACCTCCCATCCAGTCGATACTGAATTTCGTTTGACATCTTCCATAATCAACTCAAACTCATCGATATAATCCATACCCAAATCAGATTCTACACCCACTTTGGATGCAGCCATCATTGTATCTATGATTTTATCGTAGTTTCCTGCTTTAAGAAGGTCAACCGATTTTAATAAGGCATCTTTAACTTTTTGATTTTTCGCAAATGTAAGATATTCTTTCTTTACATATGGGATATCCTCTGAACCTACTTGTGTATAAACATGCTTTAATTGTTCAATTACAGTTTGTTTCAAACCTTTATCCTCAATCTCGCCTACTTTAATTTTGAACACCTCCATAGTTGGAGTTGCTCTATATTCACCAAAGTAATGCAATACCGAATCGATAATCCATTGGTTTGCTTGTGATTCAAAAAATGTAGGTTTGGTAATTTCACTTACCTGTTCTAAAAACTTTACATCCGTTATAAGAGAAGCAACAACTTTAGATTGATACGATTGTCCATATTTCACCAATGTATCTATTACTTCCATTATGCTTCAGCTTTTTGTTTCTTTAATTGTTTTTTTGATTTCGGTCTTTCTACTTGGTCGGTAGCTTGGTCGGCAGCTTGGTCGTTCTTTGGTTTACGAGTCGCATCCTTCCATTCTGATTTTGGAATAAACTTCCAATATCCACCTTTTACTCTTTCATCAGCATCAATATCTGATACTCTACGGATTTCGTTTAATTCGTAACCTTTGGCTACTTTGATACATTTAATACACTTCATACTTTTTGTCCATGTTTATTTATTATTGAATAACCATTAAGATTTCTGACTCTCTTAAAATGATATATTTGCTACCACCAATTTTAATTTCTTGTCCTTGATGATACGGAGGTAAAATTACTTCATCGCCTACATTCACACTCATTGGAATTGCTACTCCACTTTGTGTATAGATACCAGGTCCTACCGATTCTACTCTTGCTCTTTTTACATCTTCCGATTTTGCACTATCTGGAATAATAATTCCACTTGCGGTTGTTTGTGCTTCACCTTCAATTTCAGTTAGGAGAACTCTATCTCCTAATGGTTTTGCTAATCTTTCTGCCATTTGTTTAAAATTTTGCTATGTGAGAAAATGTGGATTGTAACCAGTCCGTAACATTTGGAAATGAATCCAATATACGCGTTTTCAATCCGATTTTTAAAAATTCTTGCTTACTGAACTTATCCATTGGTTCGTTATATCTATCCATAATTTTCATACGGAGATTGCCACTAAAGGTAGGTTCAGATAATTGCATCAATTTACGATTTCTTTTTAATATTTCCAAATTATTTTCAAATAAATCATGAGCTTTTGTTTTCTTTGGTTGCTCTTTGATGAATTCTAACATAGATTCGGTAGTATGTACTCCCTCATCTGCTAATATTGGAAATGATTTAATAATTGTTTTTAATCCTAAACCAGCGATACCTTCTACATTATCGGATTTATCGCCATCAATCATTCTGAAATTGATAAAATTATGTGGATGAATACCAAACTCTTCTTTGACCTCATCAATATTGTAAACTTTCTTTTTAGATGGAGAATATACACTTACATCTTTGTTTACTAATTGTAAGAAGTCCTTATCGGTACTCATTATAATAACCTTCTCATTTTCCTGCTTTAATTGAGTAGCGATGTATGCAATAACATCATCGGCTTCAATTCCATCGTAAATCATAATGGAAACGGGTAGAGCTGAAAGTAACTCACCTAATCCAAGCATTTGCCTTTTCATAGATGCGCTTTCTTCTTCAGGATTCATTTCAACCGAAGCGGCACGATTCAATCTCATTTTGATTTTGTTCTTACCTCTTTCAGATTTGTAGCCTGAATATATATCCTTTCTGCTTTGTGAACCCCCTTTACCATCGAATACTACGATTACTCTTGTAGGGTTTAATGTACGGATGGCGTAGCCGATACTTTTTAAAGTACCGACTATTCCTCCAATGTGGTCACCATTCTCATTAAGATTAGGTGCTGTTGACCAAGAACGAATGAAGGTATTAAGACCATCAATAACTAAGGTTTTCGAATTACGATGTAAATCACCGAAACCTTTATGTTCTTCATCTATTTGTTTTAGTATATCTAAATACTTCTTATTAATCTGACTCATTTGCTTCGTCCGTTGTTACTTCAACTTCATCCGAATTGGAATTGTTTTTGTATAATAAAATTGTTGCCTCACAAATCCTACGATAGATTTGGTCTTTTAGTTCCTCATTTTGCAACATCTTAGGAAAATCCTTTGATTGGAACTTCATAATTTCACCAGTATCGATATCAGTATATTCATACCAAGCTCCTGCTTGCTTTACAATCTTACCATCTTTCATAACTGCTAACCAACCACCATAGTTATCAATACCTCTATCAAAGAAGATATCAAAATCTGCGTGTCTTAGTGGTGGTCCCATACGATTTTTAATAACCTGTGTACGAACTTTAATACCAACGATTCTATCTCCGGCTTTAAGTTGTCCCATACTCTTTAATCTCAATCTAACCGAAGCATGGAATGCAAGTGCTTTACCACCCGATGTTGTCCACGGGTCACCAAACATTGCGTTCATCTTCTGTCTTAACTGATTTGTGAATATTAAAGCGATTGATTGTCTACCAATCATATTGGTAATCTTTCTCATTGCTTTAGAAATAATAATAGCTTTACCAGTTGCGAAACCATCTTTATCATAATCAGCTTCTAATTCTAACTTAGTTGATGCTGCCGCTACTGAATCTACTACAATTGTAACTAATCGGTTTTTATCACCCGTTCTTACTTTTTCAATAATTGTTTCACATGCTTCAAAGATACCTTCAACAGTATCAACTGAAACATATAGGAGTTTTGAAATATCTACCCCAATTGCCTCTAAAAATTCTCTACTAACTGCGGTTTCCGTATCAATCAATACTGCTACTCCACCTTTCTTTTGGGTTTCGGCAAGGAGATGGGCGGAGAGCAGAGATTTTCCACTCTGCTCTAAACCCGTAATCTCAGTAATACGACCAACTGGCAATCCACCATAAGGACGATTGGAAATTGCTACATCCAACATTGCGTTACCCGTAGATAACCAATCTTTAACATTTGTAGGGGCGTCGCCTCCTTCATCTGTCAGAAAGTATGCAATCTTACCATCCTTATTTTGTTTGTTTAGAGAATCGGCAAGTAAACTTGCTAAATCTTCTTCTCTTTTTGCCATTGTAACTGGTTTAATTAATTGTTAAATAAATCATCGAATGCCGATGCTACATCATCCTTTGCTTTTGGAGCTTTAGGAGCTTCATCTTCCCAAGGTAAATCATTTGGTAAAGAACCAATACCTACGCCTGGAATTTCTTTAGCTTCTACTACTTTAGCAGGTTGTGCTTTTGGTGCTTCCAATGCTTCGTTTACAGGGTTACCTGTTCCGTTAGCAGGAGCTGATGGATTTAACCAATTTTCCAATACACCTTTTAACTCATCATAAGATAATTCAGAATACAATTCCGTAATTTCTTTTTGAGAATCCAACATTTGTTGAACTTGAGCCGCATCATCTAATATTTTAGAAGTTGCAGGTTTAACTCTGATTGTAGTTGTTGGATAAGCTGCATTTGATTCTTCAGCTGATACTACTTCCAATACGATATCTCTACCACTATTTGGGTCAGTAATATCTCCGTAATCCGGGTCAGCGATGTAACCTAAGATGTCCTGATAAACAGTCTTACCAAATCCCCAAAACTTAACACCTTCGTTCTCTTTACCTCTTACGATAACGGGTGCGAATGTTCTTAATTTTGGCTCCATCTTCTTACCTGCTTTCCAATCATCAGTGTCTCCTGTGCGTTTTAACTTTTCAGCAAACTCTACGATAGGGTCAGGTCTTCCAAATGAAATTGGAGATAGATAAGTTTTGTTGTTAATATTGTAGTGAAAATACAATTCAATGAAAGGATTATCCTTATTGAATTTGTAAGGAACTAAACGGATTTGAGATTTTCCGTTTGCCGGTTTCCAAATTGAATCCGACTTCTTTGTGTTGTTTTGAAGAGAGCTAAATCTCTTTAGTGCTAATGAAATGTCCATTGCTTTTTTTGTTTTAAAGTTTATAAAATTGTTTTTAAAGTTGAGGTTTATATCGATATATTCCTATATCTAAATATAACCTTTTTGCTTTTTGTTATAACAAATATACGACTATTTTTTGGATTTTCCAAATTAAATAGCGAAGAATTGTAAAGAATTTACCCAAGCTATATCAATGTTTGAAATAGCTATGTTTATACCAAAAAATTCATTAAAATCCTTAATTTGTTGGTCAAATTGAGGGTTTTTTACTGGTGATACGAATATACCATTATGGCACTTATAATGAGCCATATATCGAACTAATTGACCGGCTTCATCACCTGCCCCCTTATCCTTCTTACCTTCGATAATCCATATAGGTTTATTCTCATCTAAGTAATCATATATAACTCCATCGGGTGCACCAACTCCACATAGTGGTCTTATTTTAACTTGTTTATCAAAATCTTTTACACCATATGCTCTCTTAGTAGTATCATCGTTCTTTAATCTTTCAAAGAACTTATCCATATATTTGTTCTCTGAAATAGCAGGTGTTAAAGATGTACTTCTTTCATAAAAGTCAATTTCATCTAATTTATCATTTACTGCTTTTATAATTTGCTTATATCTCTTAGTTTTCTTAACACCACTTTTTAATGCAGTATAATCTAACCCTTCTTCTACTTCTAAAAGAATACCATGTCTTTCATTTCGAGAACTCTTTTTATCTAAATTCCATTCCAATATTTTACCTCTCATACCCAATGCAATACCACTAAATTCGTAGCCATAATTCCAAGGAGA